ATCAGAACTGAAGGAACTGATTGATGAAAAGATTAGTATCCATGGACCTCATAGTCCTGTTGCATCTGCACTATTCATACGAAAAGATAGTAAAAAGGTCAAAAGTGCCAAGTTCAATAAGAGTGATAAAGTAAGGTTACTATCAGAAGTTATACCCGATAAAGAGTGGATTTATATGGTAGAATAGATAAGATGAGTATCTTTCTAATCTAAAACATATGAAGACAGAAACCAATGTATTTCTCAATGTTCAGGAAATAGGTGTATTACTCAGTGCTCTTCAACTCTTGGATCATTCTGATGAACATCATATTGCCAGACAGTATGGTCCGGCACCTGTCTTATACAATCGCCTTAATGAAATTTATCAACAAATGGACAAATCTCAAATTAACAACTATCATCAGTATCATGTTCATGAACACTCTTACTAATGGAACAATTCGGATGGGATACCAATGATGAATTTCCAATCGAAACATCATCAACAGAAAAAACCCTTTATCTTCATTCATTAAGTCAATACTCCTGTATATCCCATGATGGTTATATTCAACTTGGTATCTTCGATCATTCTATTCAAAAACATATTGAATTGAATCCGACAATACGCTGGGTTGAAACTTATTGGTATCCTGATGTATTCAGTAGGCGTTATAAACGAGTGACATTCCAAAAGACTGTTAAGGCTAATGAGGGTAGTCCAAAGACTGATAATCAGGGACAGGGTATTGATTATGATAAGATAAAACCTAAGGGATGCACTAAATTAGAAGGTAAGTAATAGAAAACCAATGACACAAAAAACATACAAAATTGAAGAGGAAGGAACAAATGGTTGGGAACTTGTTGATGAGAAGCATCAGCACCTTACAAAGGAAGAGTGTTCTGAACTGTTGGAAAGTCTTATGGCAAAGGGTGTTAATCCAAACTATCTTCGTGTGGTAAGAGATGACGACTGAATATGTTCCGCAACTTGATGATTATGTTAAGTGGAGAAATATAGAAGGATGGGTGTACTTTGTTGATAGTGAATACATTACCATAGAGATAGCAACCAAACCAAAGTCTGATGATTTAGTACCCTTACATAAGAAACATCATGTTCTACTTGTATGTCATTACTGGTACTGGAATGAGGTGAAATACATCAAAAATAGGAGAAATGTGGTTGAAAATGGTTAAAAAACAATTAAAAAGGTATTTTTAAATATAAAAGAGTTGTTTGTTTGTTAATGATAATCATTATCAATAGGGGTGTTAGTGACTGTGTGGATACTGTGTAGATACTGTATAGAAACCCCTGAGTAACTCTTCTGTTAATGTGTTAGAAACCTCCAGACCTTATGTGTTAGAAACCTCCAGAGACTTGTGGGCTTGGCGAGCGTAGCATGAACCGCGCAGTTTGTCAAGCCACGGGGCACGAAAATGCTACGAGAACGACACATTTTCTCGACGAGGTTGTATAAATAATCTTTATGAATCTCGACGAGACACACACTTGACAACTCGACGAGATCATAGTATCATAATCACAGTTCATCAATCTCGACGAGAACCATGTACGACGATTACGATCTCGACTATACATTAGGTAATGATTATTCATCATCATATGATCTCGACGAGATGTGCGAGAATCATGTATCATATAACATGATACAAGATAACACATCATATAACGACGAGATCACATCATCATATGATGATGACGAATATCGTGACGAGCAAGACTATCAAGAGCTTGCATACATGCACTACGCATGATATAATAGTCGGAGACATGCACCTACAATGTTAGCACAGAAGCGCACAATTCGCGTCATTTTAGACATCGAGTGTTACGATGATCTTGACATCGAATCGCAGGATTGGCGTGAAATCCTGCAGCTTGAGGGCGATGAAGATGTTCATGCTACCATCACAGATCTGGCAGATATCTTTTAGTCTGTGCCAGTTCGTAGATTGGTTTTTTTATTCTCAATAGTGAGACCTTATTGAGAATAGAATATTTAAAAAAACCAGTTGGAGAACTGGCACAGAACCCCTTGTGATTTCTTTCGTGATGGGTTATTGTAGTTTTGTGGGTCGAAAATGTTACTTACTTCCCCACAAATTCTTTTCACAAATGAACAACACAATCCTCGCAATTCTTCACACTTTGAACATTCTGGCATTCATGACAGAAATGGCAGTGAAAATCACGGTTCGTATCATCGCCCTGGCAATTGTGCTGGGTGAGTATACTTGGACCGGAGCACAGGTTGTTTATAACAACCGCCGTGAAATCCTGGAGAATGTTAACATTTTCCGTGAGACCGTTGGATCTTACTTTGTCTATGCCTGATTAACAACAATCTGTGCCACATGTTCTAGTGGCACAGTAAATGAGCACAGTGCTCAAAATCGTGTATTGTATCAACAGTTGAGAAACTCATTCATGGACACACTCACCAGCATGATTCCCGAGAGAACCGACTACAACGGGTGGACAAATTATGAAACCTGGAATGTTGCTCTCTGGTTGCAGAATGATGAAAGAATGTACAACTTAGTGAAGGGCAATTCATCCTATGATTTTTGTATCCCTGCACTGGAAATCGTGTTCGGTCAAATGACACCGGACGGCGTACGTTGGATGGACGGTCTCATCAACACCGACGAAATCGATGAGATGTTAAAAGACCTGTGACAATCGTAGAGGTGTCCACTATTTCCCCATAGGGCACCTATTTCGTGTATTGTATTCTCAAGTTCAAAAAACCACATGGATTTCGACACTTTCGACACCGACATCTTTTCTGAGATTCAGGATGCTCCCGGTGAAATCTTCGATATCATCGAATACAAGGAAGAATGGGAGAAGGAAGAGAAATTTGATGTTGAGAAATACATCAACGGAAACACTGATTACTGATGTCCTTCGTTTCAAACTTCACCAATCAAACTATGAACGAATCTGATCTTTTCACTCTCAAAGAAAACTATGCCAACATGATTATCGATGGCATGGATATCGATACGTTGGCACAATTTGCCTACGATTCGATCATGGACAATTTGAAAGATTATGAGGAGAAAGATATTGAGGCAGAAATCATCGATCTTTATGGTGAAGAAACTTACAATGATTTGGCAGACGTTGATACTACCAACGTTTCGTACGGTGATACGCTGAGACCCGCAAGTTAGTCATTCTCAATATACATTTATTATTGAGAATCGCAGCTGCCGGTGGACGATCGACAAGGTGGCACACAAAATGGGCACAGGGTCCAAAATCGTGTATTGTTAAAGAGTCAAAGGAACGCAACTCATGGCAACTCCAATCTTCACACTTTCACCCGAAATGCAACAGTCCTGGGATTATGTCATGGGACAAATGTTGTCCTTCGTTGATGACACAAATGCCGATGTAGATATGGCATATGATTTTGTCTGTGAGCAACTGGACATTGATTCCTTTGTTGAGAATGAAGCAGCATGGAATGACTTCTACACTTATTGGGAAGCAGCAGACAATCGTAACCAAACCCAATACAACTTTGCCTGATTCTTTACATCTTTCAATTCACAAAACCATGCGTTATTCTGTTCACTGTCCATCTGCTCCATACGAAAATTCATCCTTTGTTGACATCGATGATGCATGGGGTTTGTGTTTAGATCTCTCTGAAGAATTCGGTTATGCCGAAGTCCGTCAGGGTGAACATATGCTCGGGAGTTACACTGACGGTCGGTGAGAGACAATCGACAAACTGTCACACACTTCCCCCAAACCGCCTCAATCCATCCTATAGTGACGAAGTCACAAACAAAGCGACACCCCATGCGTCAGATCGAATCCCAAATGATTGCTGCCGTCAAAGGTAACATCAACTGGAGCAAAGATAACACCTCCGTTATCTTTCAAGACGGTCTCTCTAGCGTGTATCTCCACGGCAATCTGATTGCCGAGATTGATGACTGCTCCCTCAAACTGTTTGATGGTGGTTATCAGTCAACGACCACAAAGTCACGTCTGAATGCGCTTCTTTCTGAGTTTGGATATACTTGCGGAACCAAACGTGAGTATGTTTTCCAGAAGCAATATGAGTGGTTCATTCAAATGTTTGACCTGACAGAAGAGGCAATGCGGACTATTCCTTTCACCAACGGAATGCGTCTGGCAGGATGACAACTCTGGGGGACTAATTCCCCCCTCAATTGTTATCACCAGCGGGGGTGAAGCATCCCGCTCTAAACAACTTCACTACACACTACCAAAGGTAACATCATGATCGCTAAGTTCAACTCCTCCGCTATCAACACCATCGCCACCGAAGGTGATACCGTGACCGTCGAATTCAACGGTGGTCGTCAGTATGATTACAAGTCTGCTGATGTCTCCGGTTTCGTTTCTTCCCTGAACGATGTCATCGCCAAGGGCGAATCTGTTGGTCGGTTTGTGAACACCAGCATCCGTAGCAAGTCTCTCCAGACTGTTACTGTCTGATAACAAATTGTGCCCTCTTCACTAACACTGGGGAGGGCACACATAGCATTCGTTCGTGAACAGCAGTTAGGGGGTATTATGCCCCCTTAGCGTCGGCGGGCGTGGCTAAAAACGCCCCACTTCCCTAAGCTATAAACGACCCAAATCGACCTTTCAATTTCTCTCTCTTAAAAAATTTCCCGGCATATATAAAAACGATGACAGGATTTGATGAAATGCAAAAAAATTCCGCAGAAAATTTTACGACCATAGAGGTTGATCCTATAACTGGTGAATATTACGTTATAATTCCCGAATGGATTATTAATGAGAATGGATGGTACGAGGGCACGGAAGTCAATATGGAAGTCGATGGAGATTCTATTATCATCACGGAAGTTAATTGACAGAACACTATATAACTGGTATGATACTGAAGTAGTTTTATTCTATTATGGCTAAAGGATTTACTGTAAAGGCAAAGAAACCACCAGTCCCTAGTAAGGAAGACGAGTGGGACTATGATAAGGCAAAGGAACTTGTAAAAGGAAAGACCATTGTATTTTGTCTACCCGGTCGTGGAGTTTCTTACACGTATTTGAAAAGTTTTGTACAACTTTGTTTTGATCTTGTACAGGCAGGGGCAAGCATCCAGATTTCGCAAGATTATTCCTCCATGGTCAATTTTGCCAGATGCAAGTGTCTTGGAGCAAATGTACTGCGAGGACCGGACCAAATTCCCTGGGACGGTAAGTTACAGTACGATTGGCAGTTATGGATTGATAGTGATATTGTATTCAATACTGAGAAATTCTGGCAGTTAGTTTTGATGGACAAGGACATTGCCGGAGGATGGTACTGTACAGAGGATGGTCGCACCACATCAGTTGCTCATTGGTTGGAGGAGGATGACTTCCGAAACAATGGAGGTGTGATGAACCACGAAACTTTGGAGAGTATTTCCAAGCGCAAGAAACCATTCACAGTGGACTATACGGGTTTTGGGTGGCTTCTGATTAAGCACGGAGTATTCGAGAACGAAGGTATGAAGTATCCATGGTTTGCTCCGAAGATGCAAGTCTTTGAATCTGGTGAAGTACAGGACATGTGTGGCGAGGATGTCTCGTTCTGTCTGGATGCGATTGAATCGGGATTTGAAATTTGGTGTGATCCTCGCATTCGTGTCGGACATGAAAAGACTCGTGTCATCTGATCGATACACCATTCTTCGTAAGAACAAACGTATTTTTACGAATCTTACGGAGGATGAGTATCTAGAGATCATGCAGGATCTGGCAATTGAATTTTATGAAACCGGATCACCTAATCCGGAGCACCTGAAAACTATTATCACTAATGATCACGGAGGATCTAAATGGCTAGAGCAAAAGTAGGACTTATTAAGGACGGTTACGTACAGTCGAAACCGAAAAAAACTCGTCAGGGTAATGGAAAGCACAGTAAGAGGACCGCAACTTCTCGTAACTCTGCTTCTAAGATGTACAGAGGGCAGGGTAAGAGATAACTAGATAATATAGTTTTGTAAAGCAACATGGCATGTTTGATAACCAATCTACCTTCAGTAGAAGTATGGGTTCGTAAGGAATATCTAACAGATCATCAAAGTGGGCACGGGGAATTTGTAAAGGGCGTTTGGGTTTCGGCTAAGTCGATTCCCGGACGCGCTTTTTATTTTGAGACATATTTGCCGGAATATGCCGCAATGTATGATAAATTACCGATTAGTGCTTTTCTAAGTGAACCTGTACTTCCTGATCCGGATATGACACTTCATAATCTACAGTTCTGGAACTGTATGGACTATGGTGTGGTGACGGTACAGAAGCAGTTTATTGGTTCTATGCACTACGAGGTCTATACAAGGGATTATGGACCTCAGACGGGCACATATGTATGTACTCTGGACAATTATCATCAGGATCCTGATGTGATTGACTATGCGACCAGTGAAAATCCGTCTGAACACAAGTCACATAATCTTATTGAACTTGATAATGGTCAATATTGCCTTTATCCAAATAATAGAACCAGAATTTATGACAATAGTTTGACTCCTAAAGATCCAAAAGTGCCCGATTTCAAGGTTTCGACCGTGTACTACCAAGTTGAAAATGGACACGATCGTGATGGACTCGGAAATGATGAGAATTATTTTTGGAAAACGGCAAAAGAGCAAGAAAATACTCAAAATGAGGGTATAAATAAATAAAAACTCTGTTCGATGGCGGTTGTACGCATATCAAGAGCGTTTAAGGACATAAGTTTGTCATTTGAACCTCATCCAATCACAAAAGACATACCAATATTAAAGAATGAATCGGCAATTCGTCGTTCTGTTCGGAATATTGTCCAAACAATACCCACAGAAAAGTTCTTTAATTCTTCTTTTGGATCGGATGTCTACAAAAGTCTATTCAATTTTGTTGATTTTGGTACAGCTTCTGTTATTGAGGATCAAATTATTGTATCAATAAACAATTTTGAACCAAGAGTTAATAATGTTCGTGTACAAGTGGATCCATCACCAGATGAAAACACTTTTGAAGTTACTATATTTTTTGATATTATTGGACAAGAGTTTCCAACACAAGAATATTCATTCATATTAGAGGCAACAAGGTAATAAAATATGCCTTCCACTAAGTTTACAAATCTAGATTTCGATCAAATAAAGACATCCATTAAGGATTATCTCCGTGCAAATTCTACATTCACGGATTTTGATTTTGAAGGATCTAATTTTTCTGCACTAATTGATACATTAGCATATAATACTTATATCACTGCCTTTAATACAAATATGGCAGTGAATGAATCATTTTTAGATTCTGCCACGGTTAGACAAAACGTAGTATCACTGGCAGGAAATATTGGATATTTACCGAGATCGAGAACTGCTGCTAAGGCAACTGTATCTTGGAGTGCAGAAAATATTACTAAAAACTCAGACAATGAAACTATAACTTTAAAATCTGGTTTGTTTTCGACGGGTACTAATGATAATACAACATATACA